CGAAAAAGCCTTGCAGGAAGTCCAGCAGGAAAAGGTCAGCGAGATGCAGGCCGCAATGGCTATCCAGCAGCCCAATCCCGATCAGAGCGATGTCACCGTTCCCCCGGATGATGGCGGCGGCGCCGATCAGGACGGGAGCAACCCGGCTACACCGTTTGGGAGTGGCCCTGGCGAGGAGTGATGACCTGTGCTGACCCAGAAAGAGCTTGAGGCCGCTGTCCGCAAGATGATTGCGAATCTGGATGAAGTCAACCTGTATTTCATCCAGAAAATAGCGACCCAGATAAAGAAAATCGGCGAGATGAATCCTACCAGCATACACCGTTACGCGATCATGTTGGAAATGGGTGCAGATGTCGCCGATATTTCCGGCAAGCTCCAAGCCGCAACCCGGCTGACACAACAGCATATGGCTGTTGTGTACAACACCGCCTTGCAGGATAAATTCACCGACCCGCGATTCAAAGCCGCGCTGGCGGCGCATCCGCTGCCCCGTGAGGAGAATCAGCGGCTCATACAGTACACGCGCAACATCGCCGCGCAGACCTCCGGGGCGCTGCAAAACCTGTCCAACACTACGGCCATATCCGTGCCCTACCAACAGGCCATTGATAAGGCCATTTTGAGCGTGTCCACCGGCATGACCGACTACAAATCGGCTATGCGGCAGACCATAAAGGACATCGGATGGGCCGGGATGCAAGTGCAGTATGCAAGCGGCTATCACCGCCGCCTTGATACCGCCGCCCGTCAGAACATTATTGACGGGGCCTGCCAAATAGCCCAGCACAGCGCCGACGAAATCGGCAAGGTGCTGGGCTATGATGCCGTGGAGCTGTCCGCGCATCTCAACAGCGCCCCCGACCATGAGCTGGTGCAGGGCCACGTTTTCCTGCTGGCCGAATACGCCAAAATGCAGGCGGGCATGGCCTGCGTGGATGTGGACGGCCATCACTTTGCGGGATTCAAGCGCCCTATCGGCGAGTGGAACTGCGGGCACTTTGCCGCGCCGTTCAGCACCGAATATTCGGTGCGCAAATACTCCGACCATCAACTGGCAGCATGGATAACGTCAAACCATGCAGGCGTGAATATCGGCAACAAAGAGGGTCTGACCCTCTATCAATGTTCGCAGATGATGCGCAAAATTGAAACCGATACCCGCCGCTGGAAAGATGTCGCCATTGCGGCAAGGGCCGCAGACGATGATGACCTGCGCCGTGAGGCACAGCAACACATCAATGCTTTAAGCGCCCGATATAATCTCATCGCCAATCAATCCGGGCTGTCACAGCGCCGTGACCGTATGGCGGTGGATGGCTTTAAGGCCATAAAAGTAAGCGCCTGAAACGGCGCTTTTTCTGTGTTATCACGCCATTTTGGCTTGATATATAATACTCGGCATTGCAGAGACATAAATGCGATGGCGCGACGTGCGCGGAGTGGCCGCGCGATTATAAGCTAAATCAATCGCGGCGAAAGGACAATCTTATGGAATTGCTCAAAAATCTGTTTTCTGAGGGCGAGGCGCTGACCTACGACCAGCTGACCGAAAAGATCAACGCAGCAGGCATGAAACTTGCCAACATCGCGGATGGTTCCTACGTCAGCCGCGATAAGATGGATTCTAAGGTTAAGGGCTTGCAGGGCCAGATTACCGACTTGCAGGCGCAGGTCAAGCAGCGTGATACCGACATGGCCGACTTGCAGACCAAGCTGACCGCTGCGCAAACCGACGCCGACAAGCTGGCATCTGTTCAGTCTGATCTTGCCGCCCTGCGCAAGCAGCGCGAGGATGATGGCAAGGCATGGGCGCAGAAAATCGCCGCGCAGGCGTATGAATTTGCTGTCCGCGAAAAGGCGGGCGAGGTCAAATTCAGCTCTAACGCTGCGAAAAAGCAGTTTATTGCGGATGCCATCGCCAAGCAGTTTAAGCAGGACGAGAACGGCAAGATGCAGGGCTATGACGAGTTTTTGACCCAGTACAAGGCCGATGACCCCGGTAGCTTTGTCTCCGATGACCCGGCCCCCGCTCCTGCACCGAAGCCTAACGCTCCGTCTATCACGGTTCCCGCAAAGCCCGACGGAAATGCGCACAAAATGAGCTTGTCCGAACAGATGGCGGCAGCAAATGCCGATCCTAACTTCGTGCCCGATTTCAGCTAATCGGGCTACACCAACTGAAACCTAAAAAATCAATAGGAGGCATCCCCACATGGCAATCTTTGATTCCAAAAACTTCAATGGTAACGTGTTCAAGCAGTATGTTGACCGCGTTCCCAACCTGAACCGCAACGAGCTGATTAAGTCCCGCGCCATCAAAAAGCGTCAGGACATCGCGCAGTCCATGAGCGATCAGGTCGGTGGCAACTACGTCACCATCCCCCTGCGCGGCATCATCAGCGGCACCGTTCCTCAGAACTACGACGGTTCTACCAACATCACCGCAACCAACACCAAGACTTTCTCCCACTCCCGCGTTGTCGTGGGCCGCGCACAGGCATGGACTGAGCGTGACTTCTCCTATGACATCACCGGTGGTGAGGATTTCCTCGCCGATGTCGCCGCGCAGATTGGCGAATACTGGGATGAAGTCGATCAGGCCACCATCATCAAGATTCTGACTGGTGTTTTCGCCATGAAAGATGCTGAGGGCGTGAAGTTCGTCCGTGAACACACCTACGATGTCACCGGCAAGACCAACTCCGAGGGCGCTCTGGGCCTGATGGATGGCACCTCCCTGAACACCGCCATGCAGCGTGCTTGCGGCGATAACAAGGGCGCTTTCAGCCTTGCCATCATGCACTCCGCTGTTGCTACCGGCCTTGAGAACCTCAAGCTGTTGGCGTACATGAAGTACACCGACAAGGACGGTATCGAGCGCGAGCTGCATATCGGCACCCTGAATGGCCGCACTGTTCTGGTCGATGACTCCATGCCCGCCGTGGAAACCGTCACCACCCCGGAGGTGCAGGGCGTTTACACCATCACCGTCAGCACTGCTGGCACCGATGGCAACACCATCACCGTGGACGGCCAGACCTATACCTTTGCCGCATCCACCTCCACCGCCAATAAGACCCTCAAGACCGGCGATGCTGCTACCGAGGCTCAGGCGCTGAAAACCGTGCTGTCTGCTCAGTATGAGGGCAAGTTCATCGTCACCGTTTCCGGCGCTGTCGTTACCCTCAAGCAGATTTTCGGCGGCGAGGGCAAGCTGCCTGTCGTGACCGTTTCCGGCGCTGTCAAGGCCGTTGCTGCCCAGACCACCGCAGGCGTGGCTAAGGTATCTCAGACCCGTTACACTACCTACGTTCTGGGCGACGGCGCTATCGAGTACACCGACTGCGGCGCTAAGGTGCCCTACGAGATGGATCGTGATCCTCACACCAACGGCGGCGAGGACACCCTCTATGGCCGTCAGCGCAAGTGCTTTGCCCCCTACGGCATCAACTTCACCAAGGCCAAGATGAAGAGCTTGTCTCCCACCGATGACGAGCTGGAGAACGGCGAAAACTGGGAACTGGTGAACTCCAACGAGGCCGAGGGCAAGCAGTACATTGCCCGCAAGGCTATCCCCATCGCCCGCATCCTCTCTCTGGCCTGATTTCGGATTGCTGAGGGGGTTACGCATGGCGCACGATATGTATCTCACCTATGAGGAGTATTTGGCCCTGGGCGGCGCCATTGATGCCGCTGCGTGGCCTCCGCTGGAATGTGCCTGTAGAAAGCGCATTGATCGCATAACGGATTGCCGTGTCCAGAACATGGCTGAGGTTCCGAAGGCGGTCAAGCTCTGCATTTTTGCGCTGGCACAGATGGAGAGTGCCGTCGGCTCCGTGGCACAGGTTATATCGCCCACGGTTACATCGTTCAGTACGGATGGCTACACTGAAAACCACGGGAATGTGCCGAACGCCGAGAAGGCAGCCAAGCAGATGAACGCCATTGCGGCGGATATGCTGTACGGTGAGCTGGACGATTACGGCGTTCCCCTGCTGTATAGAGGAGTAACGTAAAATGCAGCTT